ATGACGAACAATACCAGCCGCCGCGAACTCGAAAAAGCCATCGAACAGCTCGAACTCGCCATCGATCTCAAGAGCGACGAGGTTGCTGACGCTTACGCGGCCGGGAAAAAAGTAGAATGGCGGAGCCTTGTCAAGGCGTTCCTGGCGCTTTGCGACGAACGCGACGAAATTGCCGCCCGCCTCGAGGCCATTCCCTAAAAGTAAGTTACAATTTGAAAATCTACGCGCGGATCACCTCCGCGCTTTTGTCGTTTCGCTGTCCTATTCCTCCTGGAGAACTTATGAAAAAGATCGCCATTGCCCTCGCTCTCGCCGCCGCTGTCTTGGCTGGTTGTGTCGAAAAGACGTCAGAAGAAGAAAAAACCGCGCAAAAAACGGTCGAACAGGTCAGCTTCGAACTTCTCCCTTATGCCGTCATCACTGAAGAAAAAGCTACTAAGGCAGGAACTCGCACCATTACGTACGCTGTCGTCGGTCTGAACGAGCCGGCACAAACCGTCAATTCAACCAACCTGGCCGCTACCTGCATGGGTGCTGCCAAGTATTTTGCCGAACATAATCTTACGGACATAGCCTCTGTTCAGCTTATTGACCGCGTGATCGGCATCAAGGCCGCACAGATCGCCGTCGCTCGATGCAACTATGCGACGGACGGCAAGGGATTCAATGGCTCACAGAAGTGGACTTGGGACGATGTCATGGCCGCTGATCGCACGACAACCAAGGATGAGCAAGAAATTGTTCGCCTGTGGGCAGGCTTGCGCAACCAGCACTTGAAAGCAGACGGTACGACTGATGAGCCTGCACTCGTGAAGGCAATTGCCACAAAGCTCAACAAGAAACCCGAAGAAATCGTCACGCCGCTGATTGCTCTGGGGGCTGTTGCTAATGTCGACGCCATTGCCAGCGCTGTAAAGGCTCACAAACCCACCGAAGTCAAGTACGACATTTCGATTGACAAGAAGTAATCTCTTGATTTTAGCTTTATGAGCGCAAAAACATTTTCTGTTTTCGTTGTTGCCACCTTTCTAGCAACGACTTTCTTTTCATCCCAAGCCATGGCAGCAAAAGCCCCCTGTTCAGGCCGGATGGGAGGTGTCGATCGCTGCGTTGATGGAAGGTTTCTGTGCAATAACGGCAAGTTCAGCAGAAGCCAGAAAATCTGCGACCCAGACGTCAATGGCGGCCAGACACGCGCCAGTTCATCATCTAAAAAGAGAACTAAGAGATCTCGTAGAAAATAATTAAGCCAGAGCGCCGGGACATCCACCGGCGCTTTTCATTGGTTCAGGCTCACGGCTGCATCGTGAACTCCGGCGTTTCTTTGAAGTAGGTCTGAACCCTCTGCAAGAAGCTCTGTGCTTTCTCTGAGAAGTCCCTCGCACCTGGCGATTGCGGCTCGTTCCACTCGGCAGGCGTCGGCAGAGGCTCGTCGCTCGCGATCTTTGTAGGCACGCCGCACCCGGTCAAGGTCGTCAGAGAGGCGCACAGCATCGCGCCGAGAAGCATCAAGCGCGTTTTGCGCCGCAACCAGTTTTTCATAGGACTTCCTCCCGTCATTGGCGCGAATGATCGCCGCCTCAAGTTTGATGTTAGCGATCTCCTCGCCGTATTCGTGGGACGCGTACATGTACCCGCCGACAGCGCCCGCAGCGAAAAGCCCGAGCGGCACAAAAAACTTCCAGTTCATCGAAGCCTCCATGCAAAAAGAGACCCGCAAAGGGGTCTCATGTATTTCAATATCCTCGGCGCCGGTAGCTCGTCCAGTCAAAGAGCACCGAACGCCCTCCTTCTCGAAGCCGGTCCATTGCCGCCTCGCCAAGATAGTCAATCAACGCCTCGCCAGAAAGGTTGCTGATGACGATCGTTGCCTTCAGCGCCTCGTAGCGTGAGTTGATAACCTCGAAAAGCATCAGCTTCTCGGCATCCGTTCCGAACTGTCTGCCGACCTCGTCGATGACAAGAAGATCGGGCGTAGCAAAGGACTCATAAACCTCGCGCTCAGTCCTGTCAGACTGGCGACCGTATGTCTCTTTGATTCTCTGAGCGATGCGTGACGCCCTCGTATAGAGTGCCGAGCCTCCGTGCTCGATCAACGCCTGCGCGACACCGACAGCAAGGTGCGTTTTGCCAGTCCCGGACGTGCCGTAGAAAAGCATGTTCGCCCCACTGTCATCGGCCTGCGTAATGGTCTTCAAGTACTCCCTTGAAGCCTCAAGCGCAGCACGTTGGCCCGCATTCGACACGACGTAGCCTTCAAGCGTGCGACCTCGGTATCGCTCCGGGATGGCTGCGTCACCAATGATGCGACAAGCCTTCACAGCCTCACTGCGCTTCGTTGCCTCTCTTGCGAGTCGTGCATTCTCACGGTCGCGGGCCTCAAGCGCACATTGCGCACAGCCCATCCAGATGATCCTGTCGCGGATCGTTACGCCAGTGTCCGTAAATGCACCATGCCTGGTGCAGATTGCGGGCTTCGTGCGCCCGTTGCGAATGTGTGAAAGATCGACTTCCCTCAAAGCCATTCATTCTCATTCCTTCCCTCAAAAATCGAAAGGATCGCGACGATAATCGCCCGCCGCTGAGTCTGTCATATATCCCGTTTTCGATTTCTTGTTTTTATCTGGTATAGGTCGCCCATTGCCGGCTGCACCTTTTGCCTTTGTCGGCTTTTCGGACTGCCGCTCCTGGGTCGCGCGCTCGCCTTTTTCGGTCAGCGTGAACCACCTGGTCCGGTCATATGCCGATCGGTTGAAGTTCCCTGTTTCCACATATCCACAGGTTATCAACTTGTCCATAGCCCCTCTCACCTGCTTTTCTGTCAGGTAGTCGAAAAGCTCGGCGAAGTGCCGGGTGCTCCCATAGGTCCAATGTTTCCCGTCATGGTGGTGGCGTCCGGCTCGGCGGTTCGCCCGCACCCAGAACGCAATGTTCTCAAGGACAACGGCGGCATTGACGCCGACCTCGACGGCAACCGACACGCTGAAATGGTGCTTTACGCCCGACGCGCTAGGCTTTATTGATTTTTCATCTGGGGATGTCATACTAGAGATAAATTCCTCCCCTCATTTCATTCGATAGCCTCGCCGAACTGTCACGGCGGGGCATTTTTCATGCCCCCTCCTCAAAAACATCTGGAAAGAGCTCGCAAGCCGGAACACCGAGCACATCCTCATACGCTCGCAACGTCTTGAAGTGTGCCGGTGTCGCTACTCCGCTCTCATGTTTTGAGACTGTTTGCTGTCCGCAACCGACAAGCACGGCCAGCTCTGCCTGCGTGAACCCTGCCTCCCTGCGTGCCTTTTTCAACGCAGTTCTCTCAAACGGCTTCATCGCCGACATATTCCTTGAATTTCTTCGGAAAAATTACGTAAGTCCACTGCCCGGAATGCGGCATTTTTGCGGCCGCACCAAACGGGAGCAAACCCTTTTGTAAGCAGATTCTGATGTACTGAGGCGATTTATTGAGCGCCTTAGCGACATCGTTCACCGTTAGGTTTCTCAATGGAAAACATCTCCTTTTTCATCTTTTTTAGACAGTTGCGGTTAAAAAAAATCGCGCATGATCGCACGGTGCCTCTCACTGCCTTTCAAAAAAATAGTACGAAATAAGATAATTGAGTTCAATAGTGAATTTTTGGAAGTTAATCGTTTCTCTTGCTTTGATAAATTAAATGATCTAAATTAGATATATATCTAAATTAGATATTTATAACAGCAAAGGGAGAGGGTTTAATGGAGTATTTATCCGACAAAGAAATAGGCTACATCATCAAACGCGCGAGGATGCTTCGAAATCTGACGCAGGCGGAACTCGGTGAGCGACTTGGTGTGCAGGCCGCTGCGGTCCAAAAATGGGAAAGCGGAAAGGTCACGAACATCAAGCGAAACATCCTCAGGGATATGGCCGTCGAACTGAGAGTGAATCCTGCGTTGCTGATAGGCCTGCCAGTTCAGACGGATTTCCTCAAGCTGCTATCGAAAACCGAGCGCATTGGAATGGAGAACTTCTTGAAGGAGTATCAAACCAAGCACCTCAAAGAAGGTGATGACAATTAAAGCGCCAAACGGCTATGGAAACATTTCAAAATTAAGTGGCAATCGACGCCGCCCCTGGTGGGTGCGGATAACGATCGGGTGGGAGATCAACGAAGAGACGGGAAAGGCAAAGCAGCTCACCTCCACGCTTGGATATTACGCAAGCCGAAAAGAAGCGATGATCGCCCTGGCCGAGTATCACCAGAACCCGATAGACCTCACACGAAAAACGCTAACGTTTGCTGAGGTCTGGGACATCTGGACGCCGCCGCACTTCAAGAAGTACCCGAGCAGCGCCGCCGGCCTCAGGTCAGCATACAAGCGCTGTGCACCGCTCTACGACATGCAGATGGCCGACATCAAGAAGGTTCACATGCAGGACATCCTCGACGGCATGAATCACATGTCGGAGGAGAGCCAGGGCAAGGTGAAATCGATCTTCAAGAACGCGTTCAAGTACTGCATCGAGAACGACATCGTCACGAAAGACTACTCGCAGTTCCTGGTGATCACACCGCCCAAAAAGAAAAAAGCCGCGAAAGAAAAGTTCTTCACGGCAGAGGAGCTCGGCGCTGTATTTGGCTCGCAAGACTTCGCGGTTCAATTCCCGACCGGCAAGAAGTCCTACGCTGAACTGCGGCTGGCTGACACGGTGCTCATCATGCTCTACACCGGCATGCGGATAGGAGAGCTCCTCGGAGTCAAGACCGCAGACGTAGACCTTGCCCAGCGCATCATCCACGTGCGCGGAACGAAGACCGAAAACGCGGATCGGATTGTGCCGATTCACAGAGAGCTTGCGTCGATCCTTTCAAAGCGCCTCGATGGCGAGCACCTGATCGAAAACGCGAACGGCAAGCCTATCAAGTACGACCAGTACAAGAAGCACTTTTTCGACCCGTATATGGAGAGCCTGGGCGTCTCGCACACGCCTCACGCGCTCCGACATACTTTCGTCTCTCTGATGGACTCTTGCGGCGTATCGTCGAACTCAGTAGCCCTGAAAAGGATCGTCGGCCACTCGAATTCGAACGTGACAGAGTTGTATACGCACAAGGACGTTACCGACCTGATCGAAGCAATCGATAAATTACAAGTGAACGTTGTGTGACAATTCAGTGAACTGGAAAAGTCAAGCCGAAAGGCTTTTTTCTAGGCGTGTCGTGTAACTTACGTGTCACTTACGCACTTTAAAACAGGGCGTTTTCCCGTAATTCTCTGAAAGTTAAAAAGCCCCCCAAACCGCGCCGTACGTAGGTTTCAGGGGCTTTTCTCGTGTCTTGTAGGACGCTACAGAATTTACTACAACAGTAACTTGATTAGTCGGACAAAGCCCGGTGTGACGCGGTTTACGTGTTCTCGTGTCACTTACGCGTCACTTCCCGCGTAATTCTCTGCATGCCTAATTAGTATATCGTAAACCCTTATAGGTCACAAGAATTTTTGAAATTCGGCTCAAGAAAAAGTTTTTTCGACTCCCTCGGCAATTACTCGTGCGAGCTTGTCTTGGTAGCTGAACCTGAACAATTTCTCGGCTGTCGGATCGTGTGAGATGAAGCCAACCTCCACAAGTGCGGCCGGTGCGTTCGTGTGCTTCAGCACGTAGTACTTCGCCTCCTTGACACCTCGGTCTTTTTCTTCAGGAAAGTTTGAAGCTAGACCGTTCTGGATGTTTTCAGCAAGGCGTTTCGTCACGCCTCCGACCCCCGGATATTTGAACGTCTCGATTCCGCTTGCGTCCTTGTTCTCGGCACTATTGCAATGGATCGAAATGAACGCATCCGCCTTGGCTGCGTTCGAAATGTCGCAGCGCCGTTGGAGCAGAAGCGCTTGATCCTTCGTTCGAGTGAGCACGACGCGATGCCCTTTCGCTTTTAGTTTGTCCGCGATTTTGTTTGCGATACCCAAGGCCGCTTCAGCCTCTTTGTGGCGACCATTCACAGCCCCCGGATCAGTACCTCCGTGACCGGCGTCAATACAGATAACCTTACTCATTTTTTGACAACCTCCCTACTTTTAAGTTCCTTAATCGCTCGGTGAAGGAAGCTCGGAATCATGCTGCCAAAGCCAAGGCGGTCCATATTCTCAAGCGTGCTGCCGAGCTCATTCACGGCGTAAGCCACAATGGCAGCGTTGCGTAGCATCTCGGTGCCTGTGATGACATCAAGCCCATGCGACAGCGCAACGACGACGAAAATGAACACCTTTTTGAAAAGCCCTCGAAAGCCGACACGGCTGTTCCACTCGCCGGTCTTTCCTGCAGCGATGGTCCCCGTCACGTAGTCCACGGCGACGAACATCAACAGCCACTGCAACTGCAGGTCAATACCTCCTAGCGCCCAAGCCAGTGCGCTTCCGACAGTCCCTGAAATGACCATCAGATACGCCTCCCCTTTAGCAGGTACGAGCAACGACATGTAGTCGATGAACGTCTGCACAAACCCTTTTTCCATAGATCGCCTCCTTGGATTTTCTTCACTTCCACCATATGCAACGACTTCGAAAAGCACCAGTTCTGGCACGCCCGGAGGCATCGCAGGCGTAAAAAAAGGGGACGGTTTCCCGTCCCCCTTTATGGAGCTTTAAGACTTAGCTTTTAAGTCGCTCAACCTCTTCCGAAAGTCGCTGAACCGCGAGGATCAACGGACACACCAGAGAGGCATAGTCAACCGCCAGATAGCCTTCAGACGACTTGCTGACAAAGAGCTTTGCCATCTGCGGGTCCGCATTCTGGACCTGCTGCGCAATGAGCCCCATGTGCTTCTGACCGTCTTCCTCGCCGATGTAGGAGTAAGTCACGACCGGGAGCTTGCGAATGAACGCAATCGCTCGGTCGGCATCGACCTTCGCAATCCCTTCCTTGAGGCGAACGTCCGACGAAACGCTGATGGCTGTCTTCGAATAGATTTTCGAGCCGGCAATCATCGTCTCAAGGCTGTTCGTCGCGAGCGTCATCATGGACGACGTTTTGAAGAGCGCCTGAGTGCCGTTGAGGCGAATCACGTCAGACGCCACAGAGCCGCCGAAGTCCTGGCCGTCCTGACCGTCGCGTCCATTCGTACCGTCGCGACCATCGGCACCAGGATAGCCCTGCGGACCGCGTTCGCCATCTCGACCAGGAAGTCCATCCTTACCAGGAGCGCCGTCTTTACCGGGCAATCCTTCGGCACCGGGAAGACCATCCTTGCCCGGGAGGCCCTGCTCACCGCGAGCGCCGTCGATGCCGTTCTTGCCATCAACGCCGTCCTTGCCGGGCAGGCCAGGTTCACCCATAAGACTCGCAAGCCATTCAACTTCGCTGCCAATGAAGCCGTTCGCAACAGCGACCTCATAGGCACTCAAGCCATCAGCACCATCGGCACCCGGCGTACCAGAGCCGCCTTCGCCCTTGAGGGCAAAGCGAGCGTCCGCTTCGGTCTTGCTGTAGATCGTGAGGCTGTTCGCCTTTTCATCCAATACGTCGGAAAGCCAACGATCTTCATTGCGATAGTTCACAACGTCGGTGGAGTGATCTGCAAGCACGCGGATCGGAGCCGGCTTGAAGGTCGAATCCGTGCGGTCGTACCAAAAGCCAATGAGAGACTCGTCGAGAGAGTTAATGCGAATCAACTTCGCGTCGACGACCTCGGTCGGATATTCCTGCACGCCGATGCAGAGGTCCTTTTCGTTGAGCTGGGCGTAGAAGTAATAGATCACTTCAACCCAGCCGTTGCCCGTCCACTTCTTACCGATGACGGTCTTGTCGTCAGTCGTTCCGATGTAGATGTAGTTAGGAATGGTCACCTCTGTCGGGAAACCGTATGTGCCAGTGCAGATGCTCTGGTCGTTAATGAAGCCGTAATAAAACAATGGCTTTCCTTATAAAAAAGGCCGAGGGACAGTCCCCCGGCCATGAGTACACAGTAGCATGCCCTCAGTCGCAACGCGCCGATTCTCACAGCTCGTTGCATCTGTCCTCAGAAGAGGACTCCGTACAGCCAGGAGCAGAGCACCCCAGCAATGAAGCCGACCGGCCCCCAGAAGAGGCGCGTCTTGCGACGGGTCTCCGCATCAAGCAGAGCCTTCTGAGCCTCCACCTTGGCGATGAGCTCGTCGGTCACTTCCTCGACCTTGACGCCGAGCTTGTCGAGCCATTCCTTCACTTCTTCCTTCGTCATTTCAGTCACCTTCTCCTTCAGCGCCTCTTTCAGCGCCTGGACAATCAAATTCCACATATGAAAAAACCGCCCGAAGGCGGTGTGATAAAGTTATGTGTACGTACCCTGCTCATGGCCGCTTCGACAGCCGTGAGCCATTTTTGCATCCATATCAAATATGTTTCAAGACGTTACCCCCCCCCAACCAAACGTTAATAACCAACCAAAAGTAGCAATCATCGTCCCTGTCTACAACGTCGCTTCGTATCTCCGCGAATCCCTTGATTCGGTTTTGGCGCAGACATATACCAATTTCACAATCTTTGCCGTAGACGATGGTTCGCCAGATAACTCTGGGCAAATTCTTGACGAATACGCACAAAAAGACCATCGCATCAGCGTGATTCACAAAGTCAACGGCGGTATATCTTCTGCTAGAAATACAGGGCTATCAAAAATCGAGGCCTATGACGCAAGATTCCAGTATCTGTACTTTCTTGATAGTGATGATGTTTTACCTTCGGACTATTTGTGGAAGATGGTCGACGCTCTCGAACAACATCGCGCCGATGTAGCAGTGTCTTCTGTAAAAGAGTTCAGCAAAACAGAGTGTATCGTCAAGCATTCACCTCCTCTAGCTCCGTACATTCTTAATCGAGACGAGTTCGCGCAACTATATTTTGATCTCGCCGACTGGATCAACACATCCGTTTCCTATCGTTTCCTGGGCAACAAACTCTTCCGTTATAACCTAGTCAAACACGCTAGGTTTAATGAAAATTTCAAAACAGCCGAAGATCAAGATTGGTTGATTTTCAATGTAATACCAACTCTAAACAAAGCTGTCCTTGTGCCTGAAGCACAATTTCATTACAGGTTGCGAAAGTCATCTTTATCTCACAGCAATAAGGTCCTTCAAGACTTTGATACATTCTCTCAAGTATTAGAAATCACAGAAAAATACTCCGAATCCGCACGAAAAGGTATTCAATACCGTTTCATCGAAACCGCTTATGCTGAGTTGAAGAATAGTTTTGCCACCAACAATAAACTCAAACAATCAATAATGAGTCATAAACTTCGTAAAGTTGCCTTCAAGAAATTTGAATTCCCGATCAGATTTAGCGATAGAAGACGACTTCTTCTTTCGTGCCTACCGAACACAATTCTTGAGTGCTATTTCCGAAAAAGGATACCGAGACGCACCAACAACGAATCATTTAAAACAGATTTTTTCGAGTAAAAAAGACTACTATTTTTATTGAGCACTTCCAAAAATAGAGTCTCAAGGAAGCTCTTCAAAACCCCGCTTCAATTTCGGCTCACAAGGACTTTTAACTGTAACACAAGACAAATAACCGTTCACCTCCTTGTTAAAGGGTACTTTTGAAGAGCTTCCTCAAAATAAGACAAACGCCCGGTGATGTTCACCGGGCGTTTGTCTTATCCTTGCGTTCTATTGAACACAGCGGGAATCTCCGGCCACACCACTTCACGCGGGAAACCTTCCTGCGTAGGAACGTCGCGGAGCGCCTGACGATAGGCCGTGACGACGGCGCGATCTTCCTCGCTGAGAGGATAGTCAGACATGGCGAGGAAGTCCGTCGCGGCGATCTTGGCGTCTCGCTCCCCGCGCACTTGCGCCGCGACTTCATCGTCCGTCGGCTCTGGCACAGCGACGATCTGAAATCGACGCACGCCGTTCTGATTTTCGATCTCATTGATGTAGGCGTTGTTTGCGTTGCACCATTGAGCCGCTTCCGGCGGATAAGTTTTTGTGAAAACCTGTCCAATTGAATAAGTCATTTTGTGCTCCCCCTTTAATCCCACGAGAAGTTGGCGTTCTGTTCGTTGATCCCCATGCCCCAACTTATTGTCACGTTTTTGACCCATCGCCCGTATAGAGTGTAGGACTTTCCACTCGTCACCGATACGTAGACCGTCGTCGTACTGTTGCCGCTCGTCCAGATGCCGCTCGTTGATGTCGTCGGTGTCCATAACGTCGATTTCACCTTCCCAAAATAGCCGTAGTCCCTGGATTCGTCGGAGCAGCCGTCATAGGTTGTACCGACGATTTTGACAACCTCCGCCCATTCTGGTGCGGTAAATGCGTATTGCCCTACGGTTGTATTAGATGACGAAGAAGTGCCAAGCGAGCCGACGCTAACAGACCCATCGACAAGCGGCGAAATAAGGACGCGCTTCGCTTCTCCGTTGACCTTGCAGTTAAGCGGCGAAGCGCGACCATCTCCAACCTCGCCGTAACAGGCATAGAGCGTCTTTCCATTCTTCCGAATCGGTACCGTATTACCATTTAAAACATCAGCACTATCGAAGAGCGCGATCTTTCCTGTGTTCGATCCGTCTCGGTAGTAAAGATAGTCAACTATAGCCATTACCAGACCTCCAAACCACTCGGAAGAATCAGATGGTTGTCATCGGTGAGCATGCCCGCAAGGCGGGACTGAACATGAGAGACATCGATGGCGCTAGCGTTTGTCACGCCTGTGCCCTGTAGTTTCAAACCGTAGATGGCTTGAATGCCAGAGTCCTCATCAGGGGATGCAAGAACAATCTCCGTTGTTTGTGAAACCTTGAAACTGAAACGATTACTTGCTAGCGTTAGCCACGGAGTGAAGTAATTCTTTGACGAAGATGTGCACATTTCAAGCAACCATTCTAATTGCCATTTCCAAATTACATCAACATTCATGTGACCAGTTGAAGAGTCGCTTGTCATGAAAGCCAGCAAAGCGTCAAAGTTCTTCCACGATTCAGAGAGCGTAATCGCACCAGTTCCGATCCAATCAGATTTTGCAGTTCCGCCCGCGAGCAGCGTTTTCGCGACCGTGCCGTTAAAGAAACTCTGCAACTTAGCGAGGTTGCCCAAGTTATTCGCGAGTTCGTTGCTTACGTTGTTCGCCGTTTCTTCAGCCTGAGCAATTCCGGTCAAGACGGCATCTAAATCGGTGCTGCCAGTACGCGTCACGATGCCGACAGCGTAAACGCCTACGATGACGTTGTAGGTCTCTGGCGTTACGTGTTCGCTGTTGCCGTAGATTGGGTTGGAGTTTTCAGCAGAAAAGTCCGCGATAAGACCATCGCCGGCGGAGTGGCCACTGCCGTAGGACATCGCTCTGGCGTTTTTAGAAAATGCGCCCGCCGCGGAGCAATATGCCTTTTCCGTGCCATACAGCCCCAATTGACCCTCAATGTTCGGCAACCCCTCTGCACTATAAGTTCCCGCCTCAGAAACGCTGTTGGTGCCTTTCATGTAGCCGACAATCTTCGGCATACGAAAGTTCGTTGAGCCGTCACCGCTCGAATAGTACGGACAATTGCCGCCGTTGGCAGATGCATGAGCTTGCCACTCGGTTTCGGTCTTAACCTTCCCTTGCGCCGTTGCCCAAGCGAACAAGTCAGCCCACGCAGCCCGGCTAACGAGCTGCCCACAAAACGGAACGCCGCCAGCAGGGATAGAGGAATCGAAACTGATCCACGTCTCGCCAATAGCGTGGATCGTGCCGACCTTTTGAAGTTTTTCTGCCAACTTGTAAATAAATTCTTGGTTCATTCGTTACCCTCCTTCTCAATATCCGCAGGCGAACCAACGGACATAGGTACTATACGAATTATTGCCAGCGTCAAACATATATGCGGTAAAGGAAGTTGTCGATGGGCTAGACAGCATCACAGTCGTATCGTCTGTGTATTCGCTAGACGTTGATGTGTCACGCTCGACCGTGAAGGATATGCAGTATTTGTTGTCGCCAAACGCGTTAGGAAATGTGACCGCTTTTTTTTGTTTAGTAGTTAAATACGCTCGCCCACCTTGCTCAATCCACCCGTCCGAGTATTTGCGATACCACGAGTCGCCGTTAGCCCACGACTTAACGATGTGCGTAGTAGACGAAGGTAGCTTCTCTGCAAGACCAGCTTCAACCCTCGACACAGCAGACAGCAGATCAGCAGTAGTCGTACCGCCCGTTTCTGTCAGTGCATCACTAATCGCCTTGTCCGCCGCCGCGAGGATCTCATCGTTCATAGCGTCGCCCGAGGCGATGGCCACGTTCCCAGAGCCGTCTGGTCCCTTCCCGTTTACCGTCTTCACCCCAACGTCAACCAGAACATTACCGTCCGCGCCGGCAACGTTACCATTCACGCTTCGAACATGGGTACGCACGGTCCATTCAACCGTGCCGTCCGCGATGACCTGCCCGTGCGTGACGCTACGCGTGTCGAGCAGGTCCGCACTCGTTGTCCCTGCCTTCGTGCATTCAAGGAAGCGCTCGTATTGGAAAGCACAGTCCACCTTGTCGCCGACCTGGTACGCCGTTGACTTTCGTCTGAACTCATTGATTTCGTAGATCAGCTGAGTGCAAACCGCCGTCTGGGGAGCTTCGTTCAAAACGTCCTCTTCGGCAGCAAGGCGCACAAGGCCAAACTTGCTCGTCGTCGCGTTCGGTAACGTCACTTCGCCAGAAGCATCAGGCGCGATGCTATTCACCGTCTTCACCGCGCCGGATTCACTCCACTTCCCGAAGGTCACCCCATTATTGCAGTTGCGCCAAAATGTGCGGACTGTGTTGTCGGTTTGGTTCGGAACGTAGCAGACCTGCACGATGTTCCCGCTGATGGGAACGCCAGTGTCGTAGGCCTGCACAATGCAAAAAGTGCAGGTGATCGGCGCATTTCTGAGCGTCCCGCTGCAGGCCCATGTTTTGTCCTCAAGCAGCGTGTTCAAATCTGCGTTGGCGATCTGGATCGTGTGATCTCGCTTATTCGCCAAGCCCTTCGTCAGCTCATCTTTTGTCGCCAGATGACTCATGTCGACATCGATCTGAATGTCGCCATTGCTGTCAGGCTTCTTCTTGTTCACAGTACGCACGGCGTCTTCGACATTTTCGACGCGCGTAATCGGAAACTGAATGACGGGGTTACCCGCCTCATCCGTCGTCGTAAAGACGATGTCCTGTTCTTTCAGAGCCAT